AGGCTGAGAACTATCAGCAATATCTGGACAACACGGCGTCTTTGGGCATCAACCCCCAGCCTCTCGACTTTACTAAAGTCCAGAAGCGCATCGAAGACATTAAACCCGACAACTACGACGACTATCTCAAGCTGACAGATCGTCCGACGGAACACCTTGCGTGGGAGCGCATGAAGCGTACAACGGACGAGTACGCCACGCAGGCGGTGCAGAACCCCGACTTGCTGCTTCCCATCAATGTTGACAACTTTAAGCAGAACCTTTTCGACATTGGGTCGAAGGCGACAGGTGCATACGACAGCAAGGCTACTCAAATTGCCAGCTCGGCTTACGACGCGGTCAAAGGCTTGATCGCGGACTTCGATCCGCTGTACGAGGCTGCCATGAAAGCGTCCCGCGAGGGTATCGAGGCTGTCAAGGAACTGGAGGACGCATTCAGCCTCGCACCGGGCCGTGACCGCCGCGTAAACGTAGACGCCGCAACGCGCAAACTGCAAAGCATCTGGCGCAACAACGCCAGCACCAACTACGGCCAGCGGGTAAATCTCGGCGAAACCCTCGCGAGGTACGACCCCGAAGGTATTGTTAAGGCTGGCGGCGCTGGGCAAATGCTCAGTAGCGCCACACCTCGCGGCCTGTCTGGCACACTAGCTGCGGGTTCCATGTTCGGTGGTGCTGCTGTAAATCCCGCGACGCTTCTCGCGCTGCCCACCCTTATCCCACGCGTCGTTGGAGAAGCGGCATTCGGTACTGGTCGCCTAGCGGGTACAGGTGCGCGTTACGGCAAGGAAGTGGTGGACGCCGTTAGTCCGATAACAACGAAGCTCGCCGCGCTAAACGAAAAATACCCCACGGCAGTTCCCACGATACCCCTCGCGATAGCGCAACTTGGCGCTCGTGGGTATGACGTTGCGCGTTTGATGAACGAATACGGTATCGGTACCCCAACGATGCCTGTTGACGCGGAGCCGTCGGAAGAGATCGTCGTTACCGCCACTGAGGGTTATCCTAAACAGGGCCTAGCTGATCTCGCAAATAGTTACGGGATAGCTCCAGCTGCTGTTGCGGCGGTCCCTGAGACGGCGCCTATCCCGGAGAAAGGGGCGACGATGTTCGGTGACAAGGCCGTTGAATACGACCCTGAGACGGACACGTACGTCGAACTGGCGACTGGTCGTCGCGTTAAGGAACTCGCAGAACTCTCCAGGCCCCCGTCAGCGATGTACCGTGGCGGCACCGTGCAAGCGTTCCGCAACGGCGGCGGGGTAACCCTCGCCGACTTGGCACAATACTACGGCATGCGCCGTTAAGAGGGGTTGGCAATGGCCGAGAAGAAAAAGAGCGCACCTCGGGTAACGCAGCCTTCTACTGGCGATTACCTGCGCACGCTCGGAGATATGCTTGTCGTAAACCCGCGCAACTCGCCAGCGGCTACGCTCGGCGGGGCCGCATATGACTACGTGACGAGATCCACACCTCAGAGCGTTGTGCGCGACATTCGCAGCGGCGTGCAAGGTGCAGAGGACTGGCTGCGCAAACAGAATAAAGCTCTCCGCGCCAATCCCGTTACGGGGGCTTTGCAACTGCTGAAGGCTGGGTACATCGATCCGCTGGCCGACCCGTTCCGCGTATTTCAGCAGGCGGCGACTGAACGGTCACGCGGTAACGAAGGCGGCGGAAAGAAACTCGCCGCTATGGTTCCTCTCGCCGTGGCTGGTGTGGTTAACCCCCAACTTCGCGGTACAGGCAGAGTTGCGGCAAATGTAGGCGTAGATGTTGCGACAAAGACGGCGAAGAAGGCAACGCCTTCCGTGAAGGTTACGCCTAAGACACCAAAGGCAAAACCGTTGGCAGCAAAACGTCCTGCGCAGTTAGAAGGGGCCGAAACCCCGTTCATGGTGAGCACGCGGCGTCCTACCGCGCCCAACTACGCAACTCAAGGCAACCCTGACGAGCAGCTTCTTATCCAAACAGGCGAAGCATTGCGCGCTGCACCCCCTGCCTTCGAAAAGAACATGAACATGCTTGCCGAGGAACCGTTTATGCGGGGCTTGGCTGGCGCTAATCCAGAGCGGATATACGAGGAAGGCGTGCGCCGTGGTGCGGACAATCTCAAGTTCATTATGTCGGATTTGATGTCGCCAGAGAAAGTAGAAGCCGCACGGGGCTGGTACCCAACTGCGAACATGGTATCGGCACGCGCCGCTGAGCGCGCCGGGCTGCCACCAGAAGCAGGCTACGGCGTTGCCGCTGTTACCTCACCTCAGACGCCGTGGGACATCAACGTCGCTCGCGTAGACCGCATGATGGACATGTTCGGTGACAGGTTTGAAGTCGACCCAGCAGCCGCCCGCAATTATATCCAAAACCGCATCGATACGGATAAGAAGCCCGGAGCCATCGCAGCTCTCGGCCCTGATTACGCAGAACGAATTGCGTCCATGCCGTATGAGGAACTGCCCGACAAGTTTGCCAAATTCGCCCGCGTCTCGCTGGCCGACGCCACGCGAAACGACCCGATGGTTCGGAAGATAGACCTTTCCGGTGAGTACGGGGACCCCTATGGCAGCATGACTTGGGGTAGTGGCGACAGCGTCAGCAAAGCTCTGGCCATCATGGACGACCCAAGCATGCAAAGCATAAATAGCCAGCTTTTAGGCGGAGGTAAGGTGCCGTCGTTCTTTAACAACATCTCCAACCCATACAGCGCGTCGCCCATATCGACTATCGACACGCACAGCGCAGGCGCAGCGTCACTATTCCCCGGCGGCGGTAACGACCCCATAGTGTACCGTGCTATGGGCCTTGGCGGGACTAAAGAAGCTCCCGCAGCCGCTGATGTAGCTCGCACAGGGTCGAAGGGTCTGTACGGCCCAATCTCGGACATGCACACCTTAGCCGCGAAGGAAATGGGTTTTGATACCCCCCGCGAGGTTCAGTCGGCCACGTGGGAAGGCGTCCGCGATCTTTGGGGTCAGGCAGGCAAAACGCCTGAACTAAAGAAAGCCATCGCCGACATCTGGAATAACTCAAGTTCGCCGGACGAAGCCCGCTATCTGATCGCCGAACTACTCGGCAAGCCTGTGCGCCGCATGTTCCAAGTCAAGTAACCCGAAGGTCGAGGGGCAGTTGCTCCTCGGCTTCTTCGTCCCAATCTTCGGGTAGGTTGCCGTCGTACATCACCCACAAGTAGTTTTCGCGGGTGCGGGGCATGCCTAATTCAGCAAGCACCAAATCGTAACTGTCTGGCGTCAACGTCCGTCTCCCTTCGCTTCGGCCAGCAACGCGGCGTAGGCTATGTTATCCTCGGCGCTGTCGGCGTGATAGTCGCTGCGCGTAAACAGGCGCACCAGCTTGACTTGCTGCATGAACATCCAGCCCTCGCTCTCGGTCAGGTCGCGGCCTGTGATGGCGTTGAAGGCCGTCACGATCTTGCTCATTGACCTCTCGCCGTCCAGATCGTCATAGGTTGCCGATCGTTCGTGCATGTGCGCCGCAGCGCGGCCCAGCAGCTCGGCGGCCTTTGGCTCTGGCATCTTAGCCATCTCGTTGAGCTCTTCATTAGCATCTTTAATCGCTTTCATGTTTTTTCCTTTTTAGTGCCTCGAGCATGATCTCTTGAACCGACTTCTTGGACTGCAAGCGCCCGAGGACCATGTTGTCCACCGTGTTGCGTGCCATGATGTAATGCACGAACACAGGACGCTTCAGCCCTGCCTGCGCTTGCCTCATGGGCCCGATGCGCTCGATGATTTGCAAATGCTCTTCTAAGTTCCAGTTGAGCGAGAAGAAGACGAGGATGTTGCCGCCTTCTGCGAGGTTAAGCCCGTGCCCCGCCGACGCAGGGTGAGCGAATAGTAATGGCACCCGTCCGGCGTTCCAGTCCCTGATCGTGTCAGACTTAGCGTCCAACACCCGGCCCTTAGGGTAACGGCTTTGTAGGCGGGCCAAGTCGCTCTTGAAATGGTAGGCCACCAGGACGGGCGCGCCGTTGGCTTCTTCGATAACACTGTCGAGTGCATCCAGTTTAGCATCATGCACCTCCTCCCAGTTGCCGTCGTGGTCAGTATACACAGCCCCGTTGGCGAGCTGCAAACACTTGATAGTCTTAGCGGCGGCGTTGAATGCTTCTATACCAGCTTCTTCAAGCTCCGCGAACATATCATTTTCCATGCTGTCGTAAGCCCTGCGCGCCTTTGCAGGCAGGTCGACGCTGATGTAATTGCGCACAGGCTCATGCACCGGCAGCCCCTCGACCGTGAGGCAGACGTCGCGCAGGCGGTCCTCGATCTCCTTCTGCGCCGATGCCAGGGGCTTGAGGCTGTAGCCGTCCCAGCCCTTTGCGAACCAGCGGTCGCTAAAGGCGCTGAACGTCCTGCCCAGGCGCTCGCCGCCATCCAAGAACCAGGTCTGGCCCCAGAGATCTTGCAGGCCGTTCGGGTTCGGTGTGCCGGTCAGACCGATGAAGCGGCTTACCTTCGTGTGCGCCACGCGTGCCAGGGCGGCCGCGCGCTTGCTGCCCTGGCGCAGCCGGAAGCTCTTCAGGCGTGTGAACTCATCCGCAACGACCGTCTTGAACGGCCAGTTGGCGCCCAGGGCGGCTTGCAGCCACACAAGGTTGTCGTAGTTCATAGTGTAAATGTCAGCATCGACGTCAAGCGCCGCCTGGCGCTCTTTGACGTTGCCGATGATCGGCGAGACGCGCAGATGCTTGAGGTGCTCCCACTTGCCGATCTCATCAGGCCAAGTGGTCTTAGCGACCCGCAGAGGCGCCAGAACGAGCACTGGGTACACGTCCTCGACTATAGACAGGTTGTCCAGGCTCGTCAGCGTCGTGACCGTCTTGCCGCCGCCCATAGGCATCCACAGGGCGCAGCGCGGCTTCTCGTACAGCCACTGCATGGCCGGGCGTTGATAGCTGTGAGGCGTAAAGTTAGCCATCAGCGGATCTCCGACACCACAAAGTCGATGCCCTCGATCGTCGACACAGTATAGACCGGGATGCCGGCGTCCTTCATGCGCGCGATCTCGCGCTCCTGAAGCTTGCTGTAGCGGTCGCCTGGAGCCTTAATCTCGATGAAGGCGGCACGAGGCCACGTCCACCACACAAAGCAGTCTGGGCAGCCCCTACGGCCCTCCCAGCGCACCTTGCGGTACTGACCGCCACTTTGCTGCACAACGTGCTTGAGATGCGCCTGTAGCTTGCCTGCGGGCGTCACGGCTCAGTCCTTCTTGTAGCGGTGGGTCTCGAAGCCGGCCGCAGCAAGCGGCAGCTCCATTGACCAGCTCGGGTTAGCGGACATAAGCGCCGCCAGACCGTCAGGGCTATATGCCGGATCGTCAGGCGTCTCAGTGATCAGCTCGTCATGCACATGCAGGCAGACGGCGTACCCAGCCTCTTCGGCCTTGAACATGCCGGATGCTAGCACGTCACGCGCCACTGCCTGGACGACGTTCTCGACCAGCTTGCCGCCATAGGTCTCAATGACCTCCCACTTCTTGGTGTATTGGTTGACGCCATCATAGACGATCGAGCCCTCACTAATGCCCGCGTTCGGATAGCAGAGGTAGCGCCCGCTCGGCAGCTTAATGCGCAGCCAAGTGTCGGCGTATGTGATGCCCAGGTCGCGCACAACGTGCCGCTTACCGGGCTCTCGGATTGCGTCCTTGACGGCGCTTTCCAGCATATACCAGAACTTGACGACGTGCTTGTGCGCTTTGCGCCATGCGTCCACGATGTCGCGCACCTCCTTTTCAGGCAGGAACACGCCGTAGAGCGCAGCCATGCTGCTGAACGCCCCGACGCTGCCTTGGTAGCCCAGGGCCAGCTCCTGCACCTTGCCGATCTGGCGCTCGTCCTTCGTGACGTCTTCAGCCTTCTTGTTAAAGGACTTGGCGTAGGCCAGCTTGTACAGGTCAGGCCCGACGCCATAGTCGAACTGTCTAAACGCTTCGGTCTTCCAGTTCTCGCCGGCGAGCCACGCGAGCACGCGCCCCTCGATGTTGGACAAGTCAGAGACGACCAGCTTGCGCCCTTCCGGCGCGACCAGGGCGCCACGCACCGCGCTCGAGCATAGCTCGGCCACGTTGTCGAACATCAGATCCTCGCAGTCTAACTTCATGGCGTCGATGCCCATGTCGATCTGCTCCTGCTTGAGCGTCGGTCTGGGCAGGTTCTGAGGCTGGAACAGACGGCCGCCCCAGCGCCCGGTGCGTGATGCACCGCAGAACTGGAGCGTGCCGCGCAAGCGCCCGTCGGCGCTAGTCGCCTTCAACAACACACTGTATTTGGCAGGAGACGTTGCCGAGGCCTGCTGTCTGATCTCTAGCAGCTCTCGCACCTCTGGCGTCAAGGTGCCTTGCAGCAACGTGCTGACGGTGCCCTTCTTGAGGTCCGGCGTCGTGAACGCCAGCGTCTGCTCGAGGTGCTGAAGAAACTTGCTGCGTTGGGTCAGCGAGCCGACCGCGCCGTTGGTTAGAATTCGGGTTCGCTCAGCCAGAGATCGCGAGCTTCTTTGAAAAGCTCGTAGTGCAGCGTCGGCGAGCTCAACATCGATGGCGATACCACGGTCGTTAATTTTCTGGTCGAGGAGCCAGAGAGCGCGTTCACTTCCACGATTGTTCCAACTTGGAAGCAGTCCATGTAGGACGCGCATTGCGTCCACGTCGAGGCGGGCGTACTCGATGAAGGCTGCCCACTCTTCGGGGTGTGTGTCACGGTTAGCCCTCCTGAGCTTGACGTTTTTTGGCCGAGGCTTGGTGAACAAGTGTATCAGCTTCTTACCCGATTTGTCTTTAGCTTTATCCTGCGGCACGCCCATGACGTCGCAGAGCGCTCCCAGACTGCCAGGCAAGCCATGCGCCAAAGCGAGAACCATCGTGTCCTCGACCTTCTCCGTTGGGATATGCACGTTCTGATGACGCAGCACTGTGCGATCGAATGCGCTGTTGTGGATCACGATCATGTCAGCCGTGTCGACCATCATCTGGACGCTGTCCAGCGAGCCGCGCTCGGTCAGGTCCATGACCTTGACCTCTTCGTCGTCGAACGCATACGCCACGAGCAGCACTTCGGCGTTCTCTGCGTACTTGTGCGTCCCGTGCGTGATTGGCGTTTCTGAGTATGTTTCGAGGTCGAGCCAGAGCGTCGTCATATCGTAGTGTCCTCCATTCAGGTGAGGCGCGCAGCAGTTATCAAGCAAACGGAGGGACATCCGCACACCGCGCGCCTCGCCAGAAGGGAGGACGCTGCGGCAG